ACCGAGGTTTATGCCTAGCGCGCTGAACTGCTCACAAGCCGACGTGTACGGGTCAATGTAAATGGTAAATGACGTGCTTGACGTGGTAGTGGCTGGCTCTATCAAAAACGGGGCTAGGGCAATAGTGTCAGACGGGCTACCAGACGCGTCAGGAGCGCCTACAGCGACCGTAAACCCGAAAACGGTACAAAGTACTAGCCCAATAATTTTTTCTGCAAAATAGTTCATCGTTTCTCCAAAGGTATGGGCACGCCCCAACTGGATGCGTGCGATCTAAATGCGATTTGTCCCATTAGGAACTTGCCCGACTTTGGGCTAGAAAATATCTGCACCAAGATTTCTTGGCCGTTGTCCATCACTCCTGTATAGACGCTGTAATCAACTATCTGTGGGTCAGTCATAGCCTGTCCTTTTGTCGGTACTCCGACCCTAGAACATAATTTAGGGCTTAGGTGGGATTTCTCCGAACACCTTTAGGAATGCGGCTTTTACAAAGATTACCGAGTCGGCGGCCTGTGGTGTGATCTCGACGTGGAACCAATCGCCGCCTGGTGCGCCGTGGATTGTTGGTTTGCTGTATTTCTTCCAAGCCTGACGATCACAGCGCCATGCGCGCCCGTACGGCCTAGGAAAATAGTCAAGGATGCACTCCACGCCGAGCGTGTTTGCGTTAGCCACTACAACGTCAATAAACGACACCGCGCCTTTACGGTTCGCTTTTGGTCGTCTTTCGCTTTTGCGATACGACAAATCAACAGCTCTGCCCGTGGCATGAACTGACAATGAGCCAGTTTTTCCGCGCATGTCGCGCACACCCCAAGACCCGTTGTTCCAAACCGCATTATTTGATGCTGCGATTGCTTGTTTTATCCATTCGTTCATGCCGGCACGTGGGCCAGCGGATGCGCCGTCGCTGTTGCCTGTGTATGGCCGTGCGTTAGGGTTAGCTTTGGCTGTTGCCACGCCCGAACGCCTGATCGTTTTTGTTTACCCAGCGCAACAATGGTGGAATGATTGCTGCGATTGCACCTTTGCCATAGTCACGTGGGTCTGTAGTGCCTGTCGAGTACACCGCAATGAGCGCGCCGACTACTGACCGCGCGTAACTGGCAAACATTGCTTTGTCTTTATCGGTGATTTTCAACATGGTTGTCAATCTTTTCTTCTATTCGACCGAGCATCTGGTGAACTATTCCGTGGTCTTCTTTGTTTTCTTTGATGAGTTTATGAATGAGCGCAACGACCACAGAGAAACCGCCACCGACCAAAGTAACCACGACCGAAGTATCCATTTCATTTCAACTTGTCAATGGTGGTGCGTCGTTTTGTACTAAATCAATTTCTTCTTTTTCTGCAGGAGTTGCTTCGTGAGTTTTGTTGTCAATTTGCACGAGAATTGTCATATTAGTCTCTCAATCCGTAAACAAAAATGGTGCCGCCTGTAATGGTCCCTGTGCTTGGGGTTATTGTTAGCGCGGTATAGCTTGTGTTATCTGCCAAATAACCGCCAAAAATGCCCGCCGCGCCATCAGTAGCTGTTGAAATATAGTTGCCTCTTATTACCGATCGTTTTGTTTCAAAGGGTGTTTGGATATTTACATCCATGCTTAAAGTGTCGGTTGTTCCTTGTCCTGCGAAAGCCCAAGAGGCTGCGTTTGCTGCGCGAACAGACAATGCAGTTGCGGTTGTATAAGTTGAATAAGTAAGCGCATAGTAATAACCAGCAACAGTTGAACCCAAAGTTAAACGCAAATCAGAGTTTGTTGACGCGACGCCACCACTAACAATAATTCGATAATTTGTGTAATCGGCGGTAAAAGCGTCAGAAACAGTCACACTTGAAACAGCGGTACCGATAGTCTGTTTTTTGACAAGCCAAGAGCCAATTAAATTCATTGAGCTTGCAGCCAGGACTTGTCCTGCGGTAAAATCTGGGGGCGTTGCCATAGTGTCTCCTATCCTAAAACATTGAATTGGTCAAGTGTGCCATACGTGGCGTTATCTAAAATCAACTCATAAACAATGACCGTAGGGGAAGTCGAGTACAGCACACGGTGGCCTGTGGAATAGTCCAAGTAATGCTCAATGCCTTCAACGCTTAAATCCTGTGCCAGTTGAGTTGTGCCAGCACCGCTTTGGAACGTCTTTTCTATGTTGATTGTGTCACCAATGTCCACCGTTGCCAGAGTGTCCTTTTGGGCGTCGGTCAGCATCAGGAACTTGGTTTCCACCGATGTGAACCGTGGCTCTGGTAGTGGGTTGAGCAGGTAACTGGCAGCGCTGTCTATGGCGGTTTGCTCGTGGAGCAAGCTGTTAAGGATGCTGCTGGTCTGAATAAAATATGTTGCGATAGACCCTGCGTTGGTCGCGGTTGCTGTTTTGCCATCTAACGCTGTAACAACAGACCTGTTAATTACCTCGTTTGCTTCAAAGGAAATGCCCAAACCGTCATATTTGATATTTGTACCATCATCGTTGAAGTTCGCGACGGTCGCGCTAAGGGTCGTTCCAATGCGTTCCTGAAATGTGAGCGTGCCATCTCTTGACATAAAGACACGCCCAAACTCTGCGGTCTCGTTAATTTGCGTGATGTACTGCAACACGTTCGTGCCGGCAGGAACTGTGTATGAGGAATCATGGCCAAGATTTACTGTGCCTGTTGCAATGTCCCGTTGTAGGGCAGGGAAATCAACTTCTGGCAGATCAAGCACAGTCTCAATGCGCGCGCCAGATGTCTCGGACGTGACGTTTAGTTCATTCATATAAGTCTGGGCAAGCAGGTAGAACTGGTCAGCGCAATACACGGTCACGGTGTCTAAACCGCCCAGCGCAAAGTTGTAGTCATAGTTGACGACATAACCCGAAAACAGGTATTCGGCTGTGTCTGTTTGGTCGTAGCGGATAAGTTGCACTTTGCGCATTGGTGCTAGACCTGGCTTAGATTGCGGTGTGTCGTAGTACGGGCTGTTGTTGTCAAACGGGTTAAAAATGCCGTCCACGTCTTGAATAGTAAATGTCATTGTGCCTGCGCTGAACTGATCGCCTATGTCACGGCGACCGCGCCTAATATTGACTTGCGTACAATCAGCCATTACGTCTGCGTATTCGGTGTTGCCGTCAAGCACAAAAAACGTGTTGTCAAGAACTCCTGATGTCACGTTGTCCAACGTAAACGCGTTAACAATAAAACCTGTTTCTATTTGCAGGTCATAATTACCTGAATTGACGACCGCGACGCCTGGCATTAGGCAATGTTCAGAGCCAACGGCCCTGCACTCCGTGAATAAGCGCGCAACGCGTTAACAACAGATTCACCGATCTCTGCGCTTGTAGCAAGACCGCCAGTCACGTTAATTGTGACGCCGCCGCCTGTGCCCATGCGATCTAATGGCACGACGGCTTCTGGGCCTGCCTCACCGATCAGAGCCAATGTCGGGCTTGACACAATGCCGCCTTCAGCCATGCGCGGAATGCCCATGCGTCCTGCAGCTGGTCGAGCGGTTGTTGAACTACCCCCAAGTTTTGGCACGCTAATTGTTGGTGCCTTTGGAATGTCTGGTAGCAACGGAATGGCGTTATACGCGCTAATAATTGCGTTAACCGCGCCAATAGCAGCATTAACCATGCCAGCAAAAAACCCTGTGATCGTGTTAACAATGGCGTTTACGCCGTCACGAAACCACTCAAACTTGTTGTAAGCCGCAACCAAACCAACAATAAGCAACGCTATGCCGGCAGCGATCAGGCTGAATGGGTTGAGTGCCATAGCAATGTTTGTGGCCACGATTGCCGCCGCGACTGCGCCGATAGCGCCAGCAATAAACAGGAATGCTTTGGGGTTGTCTTGTGCCCATGCAGCAAACTTGTTAAGCACAGGTAGCACGGCCTCAAGCACAGGCAACAGCGCGGCACCAATTGACTCTTTGGTTTCTCCAATTGAGTTTTTCAGAATCTTCATTTTGCCTGCAGCGGTTTCGGCGCTTTTTGCGGTAGCACCGCCGAAGGTTCCGCCAAGCACGTCCATAATTTCGTTAAGGCTTGCGCCTTCTTTAATCATGGTTGCCATTTCTGGGCTCAATGATCGAAGCGCCTTAAAGTTGCCCTGATATGCCTTGGCGAGCGCGTCAGCAACCGTGCTGGAATCAGTTTGCAACGCTGTGCTTATATCCATGACAAGGTTCATGTCTTTCATTGCCATATCAACATCTTTTGTACCGCGCACTAAAGCCTCAAGGCTTTTGCGGTATTCGGTGTCAGCAATGCCAGACGCTCGACTCATTGCGCTGATCTGATCTTCAATCTGTGCGGTCTGCGCGGCTCCCGCGCCAGTCACATTTTGCAAAGTAAGCGCTAACGCCGCTTGCTCCTGCTGATCTTCCATCGCGGCCTTGGTTGCGTCACCAAGCGCCAATGCCAAACCACCAAGCGCCGCAGCTGCC